ACCGTCACCTGTGGTACGCCCTTCTCATTACGCAAAGAGAAGATGCGCGCGAGTCCCGAGTTAAAGGCTTTTTTGCCACCTAGGTTGTAATCGTCTTTGGTCTTATAGCCACCAATCGAATGCCGCATCGCTGCCCCTTCTAGCTCCACTGCATCAGGCGACATAATACGCACCCACTTCTGATTCTTGTCAATCTCGTAGACAGGCTGGGTTCCGTCAAAATAAATCTCTTTAGGAACCGCCTTACCGTCTCGCGCCTTCTCCAACATTAACCCGCGATCACGCTTTAGACGCATGTTCTGCGCCCCCTTGACCACCGCTTCAGGGAACGTCATGCGCTCAAGGTCTCTAAGGGGTATCGATGCAATGCCCTCGGCCAGATTGTTAGGCTTCAGGAAGTCCATGCTTGGGGTAGTTGCAAGGTCGTAGATCGGCTGCTCTTTGGTCGCCGAATACAAAAGGGACTGTATTCCCTTATCCGTATCGCCCACTCCGCGTACATACGACTCTCGCATGTCCGGGGGCAACGCTTCCATCCCCTGCAACAGTTCGCCTAACTTCTTGCGGGGCTCTGAATAGGTAGTCTCTGCCATTTGCTGCGCAGTATTCGTTGCAGGATAAACTGGATTAATTAAATCCTCTGGCACCCCTTCAGCAAGCAGTCGCTCACGTTGCGCTGTCTGCATACGGTTACCTATTACATAGGAAGGGTCCGTCGCCCCTGCTGGGACATAGCCCTGTGTGCTTAGATGTGTTGCTTCATCGTAAAAGCGCTCAAGGTCCTTAATCGCATTCGGATTGCCCGCGCGCGCTGCGTCCAACAGGTAATCCCTGAACCGCTCTTGATCCGAGCCGTACAACGGCATCCGACCTTCAATCACTGCCAGACGTAATGGATCCTCTGCCGTGCCATACACCGAAGTCAGATACTTACGTCCCTTGGTACGAATAAAGTCCGCCACCGCCTTAGCGTCCCGGCCTGCCAGATTCTCCGCCCCAGTCAACCCTTTAACGACGCGGTCTAAATACGTATCTACGCCCGATCCCATACCCTCAGGATAAAACGCTCCACCCTTGGTCTTGACCGCGTACATCGGAGCGGCACCCGCCTGTGCAAGCAACGGCTCCCAACTACGCCCGGTCCGTGGACCAAGGCGCTCTAACATCTTCGCAGCACCTTTTTCAACACCCTTGCCCGTCATCGTCGCTGCTTTACTCACGGTTCCCGCAGGAATCGCCAAAGGAAGATACGTACCCAACTCTTCAAAGCCCTTGGCTTCCTTCGTGGGCTTGGTCAAACGACCCGGCATGTAATCCCGCAAGACCTCTTCCGTCGTCGCCAGTTTGCGCGTCTTGTCGCTCTCTCTAAAGATCGACTCGATATCGCCAAAGGTTCCGGGGATCGTGGCTACAGAGCCCCGTATTCTCGATTCAAGATTCGACAAGCCCTCGCCCGTGATGTTCCTCAACAACCTCGCCGCGTCCGATACAACACTCGACGCACTCGGGCCCTTGGCCTTGAACGCCGCACGAGTGTCCGCTGTAATCGGTCCGCTGTCCGGAATCTCGCCGTAGATCGGTGATCCTTGAGCCTTGTTTACCGCCCCACCCTTGTTGAACTTCTGCAGGGGGACAGTGTTGGCCTCACTGCCCCCCGATAACTTTTTTAGTAAGGCCCTCGACTGACTCTCCAACATCTCGCCCTCGGGCGGAGAGCCCATCGCTCGTTTTACAGGGTCAGGCAAAGAATTGTCCACTGCCGCTTGACGATCTTCCAAGGCCTTGCTCAACTTGCCCTGTTCCGCTTCAAGTGCCTCGTCCAACTGCGAAACATAGCCAGTCAACCCCGCCGCTGCCGCAGCATCTCTTGTATTGGTCAACTGCCTCACCGAGGTCTCCAAACCGCCTACGATCCCTTTGAACGCCGCCATCGTATTCGACACCTTGAACGTCGGCGATAACTTCGGTGGGGTATACGCTTTCGCCAAAGTCGGACTGGACAATAGCCGGTCTGCTGCAGTCGCTGCAGTGCTTACCGGCTTGGCTATCAGCATGTCGTAGTCCGCCTTCTGCGGCGTCACTACCTCTGCAAGATAGTTTTTGACGAACGGATTCTCCCTGCCATACGCACTCGCCAAGTTCTCATACACGGCCACCGCCGCGTCATACTCAGCTTTTTGCGTATTGATTTGGGCTGCAAAAGGTGTGGGAACGGCACCCTTGGCAGACGTTTCTGGAAGCTTGTATTGCAGCCCCTCTAATGACACGGAAGTAAGCTCAGGCCCCAATCTACTTCCCGTTAACCGAGCCGTCTGCACTCGTTGACGATACTGCTCCGGTGTCTCAAACGCTCCACCTACGCCTGTGAAATATTTATTTACGAGCCCTTGGTCCGTAATGGCTTGGCGTAAATCCGCCTCCTTCTGTACAAGAAGCGGCCTCAACGCTGTCGCTGTTTCAATGTCGCCACTGGCTATCGCATTGTTAAACTCAGTGCGAATAGCCGTTGCATCATCCTGCTGACGCTTCACGATCCCTGTAAAGGTTTGCCCTAACTGCGCCTTATTGCCCAAGCCCACCAACTGATCCGGGGTCAACGAGGTATACGTCGTGTACTTGTAACCCCCCGGCGTCATGTTCGCAGGTGCTGCAGGTGCTGGGGCAGGAGCGCCATCGGACCCCGGAGCGCCGGGTATATCTACGTAAGGACTCGTCTGCAAGGGCCCCTTGTACGTCTCCAGTCCACCATACGTTGCACTCGGCTCGTACCGCACAAGAGGAGGCTGCGCCTTCTGCAACTCCTCTTTCGTCAACAGTGTCGGCTTGGTAAACGTCTGTACAGTCGGTGTAAACGTCGGCGTTGTGTACGTCGGTGTCGCTGCCAATGCCGCTGGATTGATCTGCTCAAACAACGACCGCGCCGTCGATGTCGGGGCCGTCGACGGCTGAGACAAAGTAGGCTGCGCACCCAACCCCGTAAGCGGAGCAGGCGTCGGCGTCATTATGCTCGGGCCCGTGGGCGGCGCAGCAACAGGCTGGAATGTCGGGATGTTGATCTGCGATGGAACGGACGCTGACGCAGGAGCCGTGGTCGGTGTCGCAAGCTTCTCGACCGGCGCACCCGCCGCATTCACCTGCTTGCTAATGTCCAACAGCTCAGGGAACGGCGTCTTCTGTACTTCACCGCCCTCAGCAAAACTCTGCAGCATCTGCGCTGCTCTACCCGGCTTAGGCATGCGCGTCAAAATTGCCTGCGCTTCCTCTACCTCACCACCCTGAGCAAAATACTGAAGGCTCGGCTGCTCATCGTCCTCCATGTCCTCGCCCACGGGACCGCCTTCGGAAAATCCCACAAGATCATCATAGCCCTCGGAGGCATTGTCCTCATCGATAAAGCTATTTAAGGCGTTAAAGTCCATGGCGTACCTTTAGCAAGGTTAAACTTGAGGGATTCTAGAGCTAATAATACTCATACACAAGCGCATCGCTTCCCTCCTCCTCGACATCGTCCGTCTCCAAGGTCACAAAGTTGCCCTGCCTAAAGCGCATCATGGCCTGTGTTGTCGAATCGACCATGTCGTCGTTATCGCCATTCGGGAATGCCGCACACTCCTCAATCAGCTCCTCCGCCCACTCCGTCTCAGGTGCCCAGACCATCCGGCTCTCGAACAACGGAGCCACCGCATGCGCCCTGCTTATCTTGTCCTGACCCGCGCGCCGTCCACCGGGGTTGTACATCGTCACCGGTATGCCCACGCGCCGCAGTTCCTGCTGCAATGTCACGCCCGTGGCCTTGGCCTCGATCAAGACGTTGTCAGGATTCCAATAGCTGTACTGCTCCTTGGCAATACGCTTTAACTCCGGGAAGTCCCACCGGCCCTTCACCACGTCCAACAAAATAATGTTCGGCCCCGAGTCCGCGTTCGGCACAAACACGCCCCACGTCGTAATCACAGAGAAGTCCGCCGTCTCTTTCTTGCTGTACGCCGTGTCATAACTCTGAATTAAGTACTCACACTTGGGCGGCGAGTTGTGCTCCCAACGCTGCCACCACTCGCGCTTTAATATCGCACCCTCTTCCGCCGTCGGCTGCTGCTGCCACTGCGCCTGCCACTTGCGAAGGCCAATCGACATCTTGACCTTCTCTAACTCCTCAAGCTTCCAGTACTCCGGCCACAACGGCGCATTGTTCGGCAGAATCGCCGGGAACTCCAATATCTCCCACTGGTCCGACTTCAACTGGCCCTGCTGCTTCAATAACCTCCCCGACAGATCATCGGTCCGCCAACGGGTGTTGATGATGATAATCGCGCCATCCGGCTGCAAACGCTGACGAGGACCCGACGTATACCACTCCCACGTGCCCTCCATCGCGGTGTCCGACAAAGCATCCTGTTCGTCCAAGATGTCGTCCAAGATAACCACGTTACCTCAGGGAACAACTCCCGGTACTTCTCGTCCGCCACAAGGTTTCGAATCATCCGGCCAAAACGCTGCGCTAACTCCGCCGTGTGCGAACCGACAATGAGTTTCGAATCAGGCTTCTTGCCCATCAGGTACGCAGGGAACAGATAACTGCCCATCTGCGACTTACCGTGCCGAGGAGGCATCGCGATCATCAGACGCTTGCATTTGCCCGCGACCACACGGTCCAAGGCCGCAGCGATACGGCGATGGTGCTCACCGACAATCATCTCGGGCCACACGTAGCGACAGAAATCCAAGAAGGAGGACGTTGCACGTTCCTGCGCTTCAAGCTGCAAGAGTCGAAGTTCTAGCTTGATACGTTCCGATTCGACATCTTGTTGATTTGCTAAGTCCATAGGTTTTGAATTTTGCAAAAATTTTTATGGCAAAGCGTTTTCTGGCTCGACGGGGGCCTTTTCCCTGTCATGGTGCAAGTCGAGATGACACTCTCGGCACAGCCAGACAACTTCCAAGGGTTTTGAGTAATCCGGGTGATGCATCTGTGAGTGCTCACTTCCACAGGAAAAGCAAGGTTGACGCTCAATCATGCCACGCCTGAGGTAGGTATTGGCATAGGCACGAGTATTTGCCCGCATCCGCGCGTCTGGGGGCAGGTCTGAGTGTTTAGGGCGGTATTGCCGCATGTACGAAGCATGGCAAGCCTTGCAATAACGCTGCGGCTCACGGTCACGCGGGTTTCCACATTTAGAACATTGTTTCACGATCAACATTGTTCCACAAAAACAGAAACAGTTCAATACGTAACTGTTTGTGTGAAATCGGGCCTAGGCGTTCGCCAGCCAGACAGGGGGGCCAAAATCCGGGGTGGGTGCTCACTTACGCCAGATACCGCACGAATGGACGCCGGGACTCGGCCCCCGGTCCACGGCCCACGGTCCGGGGCGCGCGGCCCACGGCCCGGCATGCGCGGCCAGCTGGGCATGCATCACGCATCACGGCCCACGGCCCACGGCCAGCTGGGTGTTTGTGATCCCTCATCACAAACCGGATCACAAACACAAACACAAACACGCGGCCAGCTGGGCGCTGCAGCTGGGCGAATCAATCCCGGCCAGCTGGGCACGGCCCACGGCCCACGAAGCGGCCAGCTGGGCCCACGGGGCGCGCGCTGGGGCCGTACGTTCAGGGATCAGGGACCAAGGCCCACGGGGCCCGGATCCGCTCAGGGGCGCGCCGGGCGTCCGGGGCCAGCTGGCCGAAGCTTTTCATAGCGGCGGGATAATGTACGGCGCTGGCCGGGCCCGGTTTATAGGGGCGAAAAAAAACCGCCCCGAAGGGCGGTCCGCGCGGCCCAGCTGGGCCGAGCTCAGGGAAAACGAATCACGCTACGAGGTCCAGTAGCTCGCCCGCTTGCGTCTCGAATTCGACGCGATCAGCGGTCCATTGAATCGAGCGGGCGTACGCCGTAGCGCCCGTTACAGCGTCCCAGATCGTTTCAATGGGGCGCCCCTCATCAATCACGTGCGCATGTTCAACGCGCTGGGCAACACGCGGCCCGAAACGATTCGCGAGAAACTTGCTCACGTCCGGGATCCGCTCGCGCTGGGCCGCTTGCAACACGTTCAGCGTGTTCGATTCGCTGGCCTGCGAATAAGCGAGCAACGCGGGCGCTACTTCTTCAATGAAGCGGTCCGGCGCGCTGGCCGTATGCCGAAGCGATATTTCTTCGAGCTCATGAGCGCCCCATACAATACGATTCGCGCAAACAAAATCGAACAAAAAGGTTTTCACGCGCAAGGCCCCGCCGCCCACTTCGGAATTAGTGACAAAAAACCCCCGGGCCAGCGTCCCGGTCTCGCCGTCCCGGCGGCCCGGTAGCTCGATGCGGTTTTTCTCATCGGCGAGAAAAACGAACATGTCGCGGTCTCCCGCGTACAGCGTGGTGTTTTCGCGGTCCACTTCAACGGCCCGGCCCCATACGCCCGGGACGCGGAAATCGCCCGTCACGCCGTCACCAAAGCGGTCAATCAGCGCCGCAATAACATCATCATTCCACACACGCCCGTAGCGCGGGCCGGTCATAGCGCGAATTACTGATTCGCCGTTGCGCGTTAACAGTACGCCCACATCCTGCGCGTCCCGTTCGTGTTGCATGCCCCAATTGATACAGTCCGCCGCCACTGGGGCCGGGAGTGTACGCAGATACCCAGCGGGCGCGCCGATCAGGCCCGCCGCTTGGCCGAACGCCCAATGCGAAGGGGCAAACCCGTGCCCGTTCGGGCCCTCAATCAAAATGCCGGAATTGTCATCCGTGGGCACTGCGCGGAGCTGACGCGAGCTCACCACGGCGGCGCGCGAAATAGCGCGCTGGGCCGCTTGCTGAGCATGCATTTCCGTGAGCGAAATAAACCGCTCTTCGGCGGGACGTGTAGACCATTGACGCGAAGCTTGCATAAGTGTTGACATGATTTTCTCCCTGTATTGAAAAAAGCGGGCGGTTTGCCCGCCCGGAAAGTATAAGCGAATTAATCAGAATTACAAACCAATTTATTCCGGGCCCGCTCCGGGGTATATCGACTGTAATTCCGGACGCGAGAATATCGCTCACGTGCTACGCGTTCGCGGAAGGTCAACGGGATACCGGCCAGCTGGGCCGCATGCATTAACACGCCCAGATCACAATCTTCTTCAAGATAAGCGAAACCGTCCCGCATGTAACTGTAATAGCTAATCGAATCGAGCAAATTCAAGCGGTCAAGTAAGCGAATCGAAACTTTCGCCCACGCATGGCCCGGGTCCGAAATAATGTCAAGCTTCATTTTTCACCCCTTCCCGCTTTTCGAGCTCGCTTTGAATGTGGAATTCTAATAATTCTGCAGCTGCAGACCATGGACTATCGTCGAATGAAACACCCTCATAAATTGGTTTTTTCAGCTCCGCAAAAATAATCGATAAGAGCTGAAGAAGGGCGCCCGTCTCGTGGCCCTCATTCAGCCAATATAAAAAAGCCTGCTTTTGCTTTTCCTGCGTAGCGGGATCGTTAAAAACCGCCAGTGCAATTTGTTTCATTTGCATTTTTTTCTCCCTGTATAAAGCGGGACCAAGTGCCCGCCCGGAAATTATAGGGCCTTACTTTGGAAATGCAAGCTTATTTTCTCGGCCCGTTTTGAGCCCGCCCCGTGGGCGATAAAACCGACAATCGAGGGCCGCTCAGCACGTGAGCACAACTGACAATCCGCGCAGCTGATATCGTCCCGGAGCTGGGCCGGGCACGTCACCACGGGACGGCCCGCCGGGGTTTTCGTAAGTGAGGGCGCGCCGGGCGGAAGTAGCGTCACCACGGGCCCAGCGTCCAATGCCGCCAGCTCATCCGCGTGTGCGAGACTATTCGCCGATAAATTGATAGTGAAGCCGCCCGCGTTCGCTTCACGGATTAACGCTAGATTTTCAGCGCTGGCCGGTTTGTGCGTATACGTGAAGCCGCGTTTTCCCGTGTTCGCCTTGACTAGCATGCGCAACGCGTCCGGATTAATTGATTCATTCAGGCCCGGCAAATCGCCTGCCTGATTATGCCGCCAGAGCTGGCCCGCCGGTAAAGCTTCAATTGATTCGCAAAACTCAGCCCAATGCATGCCACGCTGGCCCTCAGTAACAGCGCGCCAGTGCAACGCGAGCGGCCCGCCGTCCGCATAACATCCGTTTTTCTTAAGCGGGCACGAATCAGGGCACGATTTCGCGCTGGTAGTAGATACCGGTATCGGGCCGGTTTTCTTGTTTGAGCTCTTGATTGTCAAGTGAACGGTTTTCAAAATTTTCTCCCTGTATAAGCGCGCCGCTTGCGCGCAGTAACTTTATAGCTCGATTCTATCCGCCGGTCAAGTATTTATTAGTTACCTAGTATCAGGTGCACAACCCACATGCCGAACAGCCTTGAAACATGGGAAAACCACGAGACGGGCTTCGAAGGTGGGGGCTCAATAACATGGCGAAACCGCTTTTTGTGCCAGTTTTTATACTGGCGAGACCTTTTTAATCCCTCAAGTTCTAACATTTTTCGCTCATGATTTCGTGCGAGTCCATCATTAATTTGATCAGCGATAAAATATTCTCAGTGCTGCCCGCCAAAAAACAAGCGGCCAAAACAAGCGCCGCCGCCGATTCTCGGTCGTCAAGATCAAGCTTTTTATCCGCGAAAGTAATTAATTCAATGGCGGCGTCTGTACGTGTAATAGGCATGTTTTTCTCCCTGTATGTAATCCGAGCATGTGCCCGTCCGGAAATTATGCGCGCTCGTTCGGCAATTGCAAGACCTTTTTGTGAAATTCTTCCCAGTCTATTTTTGCGAGGGGCCAGCGCGCGACACAGTCCGCCATAATTCCCCGCTTCGATATGTCGAGCACTTGCGCGCCCGTGAACAAAAGTAACTCCGGCGCGCGAACCTTCGTGTTCACTTCCACCACGACAAAGGTCGGGCATCCCAGCGCCGCATGTTTCATATGAAAGGCGTACTGGTGAGGACTCAGGTTAATCTTCAGGCCCGCGCTAACTACCTTCAATTCGATTAGAACGAAATGCGAGTTCGGCAGGGCCACCATCAGGTCGGGAATCCCCAAGTTCACCCGCGTCTCGATCCGCGTCATGTGAACTGTCGTCCAATTCCGCTTTAATCTGTCGAAAAGCCGCTGCTCGCTTTTTCGTGACAAGTGCTGGCTCCTCCTCGCCTAACGACAAATCGTCCAAAAAATCACCCGGCTCAAATTTTACTTCGGGCTCCACTGGTACGGGCTCTTCCTCAATTTCTTTTATTTCCATCTCTAAAACGGTTGTCGGGGGCGGTCCGCCATAAATCTGCTTGATCTCCTGCAGCTTGCGGATCACTTCCTCTTTTGACATCGAGTCAATAGTGCCAATCCGCACTTCCTTGCGATCTACGTAAATCGTGCCCAGCGCCTGCCCACGGCGATATTCCGCCTGTACAGCAGCAGACCACGCCCCGGCCTCTATAGCCTTATCACGGATCATCTGCAGGTCACGCATGTGCCGCTCGAAGGTCGTCCCGAACTTCTCCGCCAGTTCGTTTCTGAGCTCGTTTACAGCGGCTACGACATGCGGACTACGTGCAGGGTCCAAAAGCCGCGTTACGGCCTCTCTGGCCGCGTTTGGGGTGTATCCGGCCCGTATAGCCGCCTCCGTCCGGGTCATAGTCCCGTCTCGGGTCACATACTCCTGAACAAAGGCCCATTCCTTCGGGCTCAGAATCACCTGCTTGCCGTTCCTGCCGGGCTTCGGGGCCTTTGCTACGCGCTCCAAGACTTCCGGAGGCAAACTGGGCATCGCCACCTTCGTGCGTGTCTCATCCTTACGTCGGGTCATGCCACTCTCCTAATAACCCACAAACCGTCTACATCGCGCATTTGACGAACAGTAAATTGCTTTCCCGCGTGGCGTTTACAAAAACCCTTTACCGCGTTTCGAGCCATTTCTGCCTCCGTCATGCTCCTTGCCAAAAAGTAATCGTTCACAATCATCCGCTTAAAAGGGTATCGATAGCGCCCGGACGCCGTAAAGCTAACCGCGTGTTGCCGAGGTTTGATGTCCTTGTACAAGGGCCGTTCTTCGTCCTTCAACATGCCTTCCTCTTTTCCCCGACTTTCGCCCAGTATAAAACATACCCAAGTAAATACAACCCGTTTTCCGCTCAATGCGCGTTTTCCTATACAGGTATGTTGACCACAAAAAAAAAAAAAATTCAAAAAAAGTTCCCGCGCGCGCACCCCGTAAATTTCACTACTGTAATTACGTCTTACACTTATCAATTACACAAAAGTAATAATAGACCCGCATAAACACTCGCTTATTACGTCATTACGTTTATTACGGTACGTTCATACAAAAAAAAAAAAATAAAAATTTCACGGTCAACATACCTATATAGTACGCACGGTTTGCCGTAATAATCGTGCATATCAAAATAGAAACGTAATGGAAAAAACGTACCCATTACCTTCCTGACAACATCCTTTCTTCTTTCTTTTCTTACAACAAAACCCCGGTCCATGGGCCGTGATCCGTGGTCCTTTCTCCTCGAATCCCCCACCCCAAAGATACCCACATAAACCCTGCGCCGAAACGCGGGCTTTCTTATCTTTTGACTAACAACCGTAAGGGAAATTTAGTGCGCGGTGAGGTTGCTCATCAAGAGCGCGGAGAGGTGTGAAAAGGTGATGGGGTCGATGGTTTCGCCCAATACGAAATCGACGATCTGTTCGTAATCGTCGTCGGCCAGTGGTGAGCCGAGGAAAATGAGTTGTCGTCCGTCTTGCAGGGTCACGTACATCACTTGGACCTTGGCCCCTGATCCACGGAACAGGAGCTGCTGTAAGGCGTCAGAGAGCGCCGTAGGGCTTTCTTTGTCCTCATCCATGGTTCTCATCGTCCTTTGCAAAAAAACCGCTTAGCGGCCCGCATATCGTCCGCTGACGTGCCTACCCACCATTGAACGCAGGCGCCGTTCTTTTGCGCTTGACTATAGCCTGCTTGTCGGCCTCTGGCATAGGCTTGTGTGATGAGCTCGGTGGTGTCGTCGCTGGGTCCTTTGTCCATCATGTAGCCCACGAGAAAGCCCGTGAAGGCCACGTAGATGAGGCAGAAGAGGGTAGTGGCTTTACTGGGCATGGGAGGCCTCTTGGCGTTCTTTTTCGCGGCGTAGGCGGCGCTCAGTGTCTTCTTTGATCAGGTCTTTGATGTTGTCAATCGACATGCCTGAGCGTTCGTAGATGGCGAGGATTAGGGCGGCGGAGATGGTTTGTGTGCCGTTTCGAATCCGGGAGACGCTGCCGGTGGAGATGGCGAGTTTATCGGCCAACGAGTTATCTGTTTGGATACCGTAGATCATCATCAAGGTATCCAACAGGGCGTGGGGTTGTCGTTGCATGGTCTGGCCCTTTTTACTTTTTGTTAATCGTCTCATCATCGCCGAATCCTGCCCAGAAAAGGAAGACGAGGGTGAAGAGCGCGGTGATGCTACCTGCGCCGATCAGGATGCCGCTGATGACCAATAGGAGGCTGTAGGTATCCATGATTAGGTGAGCAGGATAGCGATTAGAAGGCCGGAGACGGCGGCGGCGAGAAGTAAAGACATGGTGTCCTCCATAAAATTATCGAAGCGGTGTTGGTCTTGCTGTTCCTTGGTCCATGGATCGGGGTCCTGCATCCTTTCCCCAGCGGCTTTGGCTTGTCGTTCCAGTTCTTCGGGGTCGGTCATGTGTCCTCCTCGGTCAGGTCAGGGGGTCCGTCGTCGTCCGGGATTTTGCCGGTGCGTTTTAGGTAGGCGATGGCAAAGCTTTTCGCGGCCATGAGGCTAATGAATTCTTTGTCCTCGACGCGGTAAGTGCGGTTAGCGGTGTCGTAGTTGATGTGGACCAAGACTTCACCCGAGGGTGCGACGTAAGAATGTCGCTCATACGTGAGTTCGGTCCAGAAGTAGTCGTCGTAGATCATGTGTTCTTTTGCTCCGATACTACGCCCTCATACAAGCTACTACGCCAAAGAGTGACGCTAGGCATGTGGTTGTGCGATTGTTTTGGTTCTACTTTTTGCATTGGTTGTACCCAACCCATTATGTTTAAAGCTCTGACCCCAGAAACCCATACGTTCGGGTGTAAGTTCATTGGCCTAGCTATGCCGTTTTGGTCTATGCCGTTTTGGTGGCAGAACGATCTAAATTCATCCCCTCGCACGTAGGGTTTCGATAGCAGCAGCCGTTCTGCTTGGGCTAAATAGTTTTCTACGAATTCTGGCGAAGTGTTATTTGCTTTCTTCCAGCATTTATCTGCTAACTCAAGTGCGGTTTTCATTCGGTCACTTACCATAACCCCTCCTGTAGTTTTCTATGACAATCAAAATAATGTGCTCCTATCGTTCGCGCATGACGAAGGCGTTGGCGTTAAAGGTGCTGCTTTTGATCGTGCCCCCGTCCCAGAGGACGATGACGAGGTCAGCGAGGTAGGTCCAGCAGCCTGTGGAGTGCGAGCCGTTGGGCAGCTGGGCGATGACGATGAAGCCCTCTTGGTTAGCGCACTTTTGCGTTAAGAGGACGATCTTGCCGCTCGCGTTCAGGCTGCGCCAGTCGGGCGCGGAGTGTTTCGTTTTCTTCACGCAGTCGGCATAGTTCTTCTTCTACTTGCTCCAAGTTAAACTCTGCAACGATCAGCCGGTTATGCAGCTCGTTTTCTTTAAATGTTAGTGCAGTCATTGGAACCTCATCGGGCTATGTTCTTTAGCTATCCTCAATGCTTCTTCCAGCGCATATTCAATCGCTGCACGATCTTCTTCCATCGTGTCGGGATCAAGGTCTTTAACTACTACGGTTACGCCTTCTTTGTCGTGGGTTACTTCAATCGTGTACGTTGTCATAGCGGCTCCCCGTTAGCCTCAGCAGCTTTGTTTAGCCTCTCTAGTGCTGGCGCACCTCTCTCGCGGATAGCAAAAGCAGCGTCAAAACATCCGTTGCGCCATGTTTTGTTCATGTTTCCGCTTATGTTGCCCATCTCTTCAGCTACCTTCGCGCAAGCCTCGCGCTCCTCTGCTGCGACTAGGTTGGCAAAGCGTTCAAAAAGGGGATGCCAGTAATCTGCCTCAGCAATATGTTCAAACCCAGCCTCCTGCGCCATGCGGATAATGTCATCTCTGTTCATTCTTTTCCCTTCAACTGCTTACGCAGCTTCCTGATCTCAGCAATCAACGACTTGTGGTAGGTGTGCATACGATGTAGGTGACGTGCCACCTCATCCTCGCCGTCAGCTTTTAACCGGGCCACGATGTCTGGCGTGTCGTCGAACCATTCGGCCTTCTTCAGTACGTCAATGTCCTTCGGTGTTTTCATGGTGCTCCCTCCTTTGTTCTAACAGCATCAGCCTTCTGGCTCTTGTATATGCTCTCTGACTTGCGGTCGATGCAGGCGCGGCAGACCCAACGCGGGACGCCACGCGTGATCCTGCGCTCACCGCCTTCTATGGTCCGTGTCGCTTGACAACTGGTACAAAACTTTGTGTCCTCGCTATTCATCTTGATTCTTCTCCTTCAACTTATTGCCGATCACTTCAGCAAAGGCCGTGGGCGTCTTGGTCACGTTCCATAGCACTTTGACCTCGGCAGTACTAAGCGGCTTCCAAGGGCGCGGGAGTTCTTTCGTTGTATCTTCGATCACGAGTTGAACGAAGGCGAGTAGATCGTCGTCACACGGGAAGACCCAGTACTCTCTTTCGATCAGGGGCCGTGGTTCGCGAAACGCGCCCACTGATTCAGCGAGTTCGAAGTAGTGTTCAGGGCTCATTCTTCTCTCTCCAGACCATCTTCAAGACGGCCACGGCATGTAGGTAATAGTTGTGTCGCTCCTTGTCCCGTTCGTGCATCTCGAGCAGCACGTCACAGCAGCGTGTGAAGGCGTGACCTGACACGCGGTCCGCGAAGCTGGCTAAGGCTTCCGGGGTGATCGGTTCATGGGCCGTGATCCCTGAGTCTTTCGCCATGCGAAGGAAGTTGTCGTTCATGCGTTCTCCTCTTCTTGATCTTTTTCAAAGGCGTCGAACAGAGCCCATGAGGCGGATAAGCGGTCTACCAACGTCTTGAAATCAGCGTCTTCAAATTCGCAACGATGAAGCACGGTGGCTTGCATTAACAGAGCGAAGACAAACGTCGCTGGATCAAGATCAGGGTATTTTTCAAACTGTTCGTCCTCATGATCGTTAAGATCCTTTAATAGGTTCATAAGTTGTTCATTCTTTTGTTCTTCAGTAAGCGTCATGATCCGTGTCTCCGTAGGTCGTCGATGACTTCTTGCAGGCGAGTGATTTCTGCTTGCAGGGCTTTCATGCGGCGTTCGCGCTCGGCGAGTTTTTGTAGGTAGCTGTTCATGACTTCGATCTGCTGTTCGATGAAGAACAGATCAGCGGCGAAGGTTCCGACATTGTTTTCCATAACTTTCTCCTTTCTAATGGTCGATTAAATATCGATTTCGTCTTTTCGGCAGTAGCTCAAGAGTTCCTTGACGGGGACTTCGGTGAGCAAGTGAATGCGCAGGATGATCAGTGGGCTGATCTTGTTTGTGCCGCGTCGTATTTTGCTAATCGCCGAAGGTTGGAGACGCAAGATGGTCGCGAGTTCATGATCAGCGGTGACTTCAAAGAATTCTTTGACGGCGTCGATGAGTTTGTGTTTGTCGATGTGTGATCGGGGCATGCGTTCTCCTAGATTTTTCTTTGGCAAGCGAAGGCTTGGTGATCGACGCGGAAGGTCATGGCGTACTTGCAGTCGCTGATGATCCGTGATTCGCTATTACTGGCACCTATGTAAAGGCCGATGAAGAGTGCGATGAGCGGCCAGAAGGCGAGGGACCAGATGCGCTTGGCCCATGGTACGAGTTGCTTGGTGTCGAAGAAGGATTCGAAGTTCATTTTATTGATTCCTGAGGGTGTTGATCTGAGCCAGTAGGGTTTCATTTTCTTTCTCCAATGCCGCGCAACGGTCTGCCATTTCAGCCCACTTAACTTTGTAGAGGTTTTGGCTTTCGATATGGTCTGCTGCCGTTAAGAAAAGGCTAGAGATAGTATCGATGTTATGGTTATCTAAGTTTTTAGCAACATCACGTAGGAGTTCAACGAACCTCATGCCAGCACCTTTAAAAGATTTTTAATACGTTGAGAGACAGTGGCCGTGGTCCGTGTTGCGCGAATCTGGCGTAGATAGTCTTGACCATCGTTAGCGCAGCCGGTGGCGATGTACAGTTGTTTTTGCAGCAGTTGGATTTCCCGAACGGCCATATCACGTTGACGACGATAGCGCTCAGAGAGACGTTGCCAGTATTCAATGGTATGAACATTGTTATCCACGCTTAGTCCTCCATGCTTCATATCGGAAGTAATCCTGAACAAACTCTGGTGTGAGTATTTCGTCTTCAATGGCTAAGACTTCGGACTCAGATAATGCCGTTAGGATATTAACGCGACGCGATTTGTTTTGGGAAGAGGGCACACGGATATACACGCCAGTGATGTCGGCTTGCAAAGGTATATCAGGGCCATCTAACGGGGGGATGATGTCGAATTCAACTTCAACATCAAGGTTTAGGTTGGTTTGATGCTGCATTTTCTCTCTCCTTTCTACGTGCTGCGACGGCTGCTCTGTACTGTTCTTCAGCCCAGCGTTCTTCTTTGTCCTTGCGTTCGACTTCGATCAGTGTTTTGTTGAATGCGGCTTCAATCATTCGGTGGACGATGTCTAGCATAGAAGTCTTGTAGTACATCGCCAGTTCCTTGACCATTTGGTAGGTCAGTGGGCGCAGATTCAAGACTTTGTACTGGGTTTTCCGTAACGCAGAGCCGGGGCCGGGATACTTCTTCTTGCGGCGTTTTGTGCGCCTGCCCTTGCGTTTGACGGGCCGTCCTACCCGCTTTGGTTTGTATTCCTCCACGCTTTCTCCTTTCTAGCCTGCATAGTATACGACAGCGGTGAAACATGCAAGACGGAATTTATCATAAAAAAGGGGCCCACATGACGTAGGCCCCAAACCAAACTAAGAGAAAGCGAGACAGGGGAGACTGCCTCGCCTTCATCATACTGCTTCTCCCCATGAGCGTCCAATTTCTACGTCTACCCGGCTGGGGACCTCGATGGAGACGGCCTTTTCCATGATGGCAGCGGCTTCGCGGGCCTCATCCTTTGACTTGACGGACATGGCAACCTCGTCGTGGACCTGTAGCAGGAGGTTAAAGCCTGCCTTATGGAGCGCGATCATGGCCGCTTTGGTCTGATCTGCAGCGGACCCTTGGATCAAGCGATTTAATCCTTTGTAAGTGAACGCTCGCTTCACCTGCCGCCCGTATTCCACCACGGCCTGCTCATACGGCAACGCCTTGTTCACGCCCCATTGCTTGGGCTCCCAGAGCGGGAAGCGGCATTTACGGCCTAAAAGGGTACGGATCGCGCCACCGGACGCTGGATGGTCAATGCGCTGCATGACGGCGTTCACAGTGCCCTTTAGGTACGGCACCTTCTTGTGGAACACCTCTAAGAGCTCAGACGCATCGTCCATCTCCATGTCCAAGGAGGCGGCGAGCTTGCCCTTACCCATGCCGTACATCAGCCCCAGACCAATGGTCTTAGCCTGCTTACGTTTGATCCCGGCCATGTCCGCAACCATCTGGTGGAAGTCGGTGTTCGGGTCTTTGTGGTACGCCTCAACCATCTTCTCGGCCCCCGGCAGGTCCAAGAGCGATGCGTAATGCACAAGAAGTCGGGGTTCTTGGGAAGAGAAGTCACAACTTGCCCATAAATCGCCTTCTTCGGGCAGAAAGAGGGAGCGCACAAGCGGGCCGATGACCTCATGCCGTGCTGGGACCTGCTGAAGGTTCGGGTTTGCCATCGACAGACGCCCGGTTACTGTTCCGCCCTCGTCACTGCGTAGCTGGTTGACGTGCGGATGGATGCGCCCGTCCTTCTTGGAGAACTCAAGGTACGGTTGTAAGAAGGTCCCGTGGGTCTTGTTTAATTCTCTGGCCTCCACGATCTGTTTTGCCACTGGGTGGTCACAGGATTCGAGGAAGGATCGGGTGAAGCTCGGCAGGCCATTGGCCGTCTTTGGATACGGCACCTTCAGCTTGTCAAAGCCCGTGGCAATCGAGGCTGCTGCCCAGATATCCACGGAGCTCCCACAGGTCTCGCGGATGTTCTTGATCAGTTTGGCTTCGCGATCTCGATACTCACTGATCACCTGCTCTGCTTTGTCTCGGTCAAACCGAATGCCGCGCAGCGT